CGGGCATCCCTAGGGACACCCGTCACTCTGCAGTGCAGAACCTAGAAAAGAGAAATTCTCTTTTCTATATTCCATAAGGTTAGGTTTCATGGCTCGCATCGACGAAAATCCCTATCGCAAACGGACGCGTACCCGGGTTATTAGAACCGGGTGGCGTCCGTTTGGGTCTGGAACTACTCAGACCGGGGTTTTCACTACCAACACCCCATTTAATATCGTGGGGCCGGAACAATGCGAGGCTCAGATTACTGAGTCGGAAGGACATCCATTTTGGTCCGAAATTAAGGACCTCGATGGGCTCAAACCGGATATGGGAGGCGATTTTAAAACAACTCGGATTACCCCAGATGTGACCAAGACCACATATGCGTCTAGTTACATCGACGGTACTTCGAATCATCGCCTTTGGCAAGCTGCTGGAAACATCGTCCCTAATACGGTCGATTATTACCAGGGAGCTAGCTCTGGCTGGGGATGGCTAACGCCAACTACCAACCTGCAAAATCTATTACTAGATTTTCCCAGTAAAGCTAACACTGATTCTGAGTTGTTAGCTTTGGGTGCGACTGCAATAGCTCGCACTCGTCCGGATGTTAGTCCTGCATCCATAACGCAGTTTCTTGTTGAACTTCGGCGGGACGGCGTGCCGTTCCTTAAGAAGGTCAACATTCAGGAATTCAAACGTATTTTGAAAACGTTTGAAGAGAAAGGAGTTAAGAAAGGCAGCGAAACAGCTGCCGACTACTTTCTCGAGAATCAGTTTGGATTACAACCTTTCATAAAGGACCTTACTGATTTTTCCCGGGTCGCTCTCAGTGGTCATTCGACCATGGAGAATCTTCTCAATAATAATGGGAAGTTGATCCGTCGGCGTTATGAATATCCGCGTGAAACATTCTCCTCCTCGGTTGCGACTTCCAGCGTGAATAACTCCTTTAATCCATTTCTTTATAATGGAGGGGAGCACATGCCGGGGTCAGGAAACTGGCCATCGCAAGCGGGGGTCCATACCAAACGGAAGACTTGGTTCTCAGGTGCATATAGGATTCACATGCCCCTGGATAAAGAACCAGTGTCTCGTCTTCGCGCAACAATTGACAAGTTGCGTTGGGACTATGGACTGGAGTTGGATTTCGACACCATGTGGAATCTTGCTCCTTGGAGCTGGCTGATCGACTGGCAGTTTAATCTTGGAGACGTAATTAAAAACATATCCAAGTGGTCAGACGATGCAGTCGTGTTGCACTATGGGTACATTATGCAGGAAACTGTATCCCTGTACTCATGGACTCCGACTACTTCCCTTATTCAGGGAGCTAAGCCGGATCGTCAATTGCCGACACAGAGTCTTAAGATTCATGTGAAACGGCGATTGCGTGCAACTCCTTATGGTTTTGGGAAAACCTTCGGCAGTCTTACGACTAAGCAGAAGGCTATCCTCGCAGCTCTCGGGATCACCCGATTCTGAGAGAGGCGATCTGCGTTGCAGATCCGCCCTCCATCACCACCGGTCTAACCTGGCAAGGTAGACCAGATAGGAGCGATGCCAGATGGCACTCGCAACTCCGCAGTCAGTAACTATCAACTCGGTGGCCATCTCTTTGCCCCGGATCGGTCAGAGTCTCAACTCTGGCCTTTTCGGGTCGAACGATGGTCTTGTGAAGGAGACCGTTTCCCATCAGTTGGGGAAGCGGAATCGTCACATGATTCGGATCGACCACAACAAGGTTGCGGCCGACCCGTTCCTCACGGGCGTCAACCAGAAGTACTCTATGAGTGCTTACCTGGTTGTCGACGTGCCTACGGTGGGTTACACCGTGGCCGAGCAGAAGCAGGTGGTCGACGGGTTCATCACCCAGCTGAACGCCACTTCTGGAGCGATTATCACTCAGGTCCTCGGAAACGAGACCTGAGTTCGCTCGGAACGGTTGTAATTCTTCCGTTCCATGACTGCATAAAAGAGAATCATCTGGCTATGGATGCACTAACCACCTGTTAGGGAGGCAGTACATGAAAAGCCTGATGTCGCTCTGGAATATAATGCTCAATGAATTGGGCATTAGGTGCTGCACTAGCACTGGACGTGACATTGATACCGTCACGTCACGTGTCGAAAATGAAGGGATATCGTTTTTGACGATAACCCTGCCTAGCTTTGAAAAAGATCTCCTAAAGAGTCTTGATCAAGGCTACATCGGCTCCGACCAGTTCTACGGTTTCCGTAGATCTGGGGGTCTCCCTGCATTTCTGAAGGGTTTCCTTTGCCGCATTTTCGATGCGTCTAGTGGTGTGTTGCTGCAAGATCCGTGCATTGATTCCATCCAAGCTGTTCGCCAGTTAACTGGCATGTTCAGCAAGGTTGGCCTTGAATGTACAGACAATCGTACACGAAAGGCAATGAACGGATATGTGCAGTGTGAGTCAGATGTCATTCAAGTGGATAGACGAGTGGGGGATTACTCCCTATACTCATCTCTCCGCTCGAGTTTCGCTATGCTCTTTGGCGACTCAATCGACCGGCTCAACCGCGATTTGCGGTCGGGCAGGTACGATCGTTTCGTGCCAAAACATGGACCTGGAGCTACAGCAGACTATCTGGTTGGTAACCAGAAGTTTAACCAGTCTGTCTGGACTTCCAGGCTCGAGGCCGTGTTTCCAGCTGGAGAGTTCATTATCCCCAACTGGAGACACAATATTTCCCTCGAGAGCGTTGACATCTGCGAACCCGGGACTGAGTTACCCGTCAGGGTTATATCAGTTCCTAAAACGCTCAAAACACCGCGGATTATTGCCATAGAGCCGACTTGTATGCAGTATATGCAGCAGTCGGTTCTGGGCGCACTTCTGCGCTCTTTTCAAGAAGATAAATACTTGAAAGGATGGATCACTTTAGATGACCAAACGCCTAACCAGCGAATGGCCCTCAGAGGTTCAAAGGACGGCAGTCTCGCGACTGTCGACCTCTCTGAGGCTAGTGACCGTGTTTCGAATCAGCTTGTGCGTTACCTGCTTGCTCCTTGGCCCGATTTTCACCAGGCCGTGGATGCTTGTAGGTCTCGTTCCGCTGATGTGCCTGGCCATGGCGTTATACGTCTGGCCAAGTTCGCGAGTATGGGTTCTGCTCTTACGTTTCCGATTGAGACTATGGTGTTCTTAGCCATAGTTTTTCATCGGTTTCGGGAGCACAACACCCACCTTCGAGGCGTAGCCCTTTTACGGGAGGCGTCTCGGATGATGCGTGCCTACGGGGACGATTTAATCGTTCCCGTTGAAATAGTGCGCGATGTCATCAGCGACCTAGAAGCTTTAGGCCTAAAGGTCAATGCTGACAAGACTTTCTACAATGGTTCATTCAGAGAGTCTTGTGGGAAGGAATACTATGCTGGGCAAGACGTTTCTATCGTCAAACTCAGATCTGTATTCCCTACCAGTCACCGCGACGCAAGTGAAGTTGCTGCCATGGTCTCATTTCGTAACCAGTGTTACTTTGCTGGTTACTGGACCACTTGCCAATGGCTTGACAAGAAGATTACCAAGATTCTTGGTAAATTTCCTCTTCTTGCCACAACTTCGCCAGGCCTCGGTAGGCATTCCTTTCTCGATTCCAAGGTTTATCCTGGGATTGTGAGAGGCAGGTATCAACGTCCTGAAATTAGGGCGTGGACACTTGTTGCACCCATACCAGTAAATGGTGTGGATGATTTGCCTGCTCTGGTGAAGTGTCTCATATCAGGGGATATTAATCCTGATGTGAAACACCTGGAGCGTTCTGGGCGTCCGAAGCGCCTGAGCACCAAACTTCGGTGGGTCCCCGTCG